TGCCAGCAAGTGATAACTAGCGGCCATGAAGCACCAGGTGAATGGCTGAGAGTAGCAATGCCTAGCTTAGGGTACTCTACGAAACCCTGGGTGATAGCTCTACGGAACCTCAGCGGCTTCAGCACAGCTTTATGAACACCAATTGTGGCGAGGTCTCTCGCCTACTAAAGCTTGACGTGTACATTCGGAACCGTCTATATTGACAGAAACGGCGTTCCGGACGAATATGAGGGAAATGTCATTGTGGTGGAGGGCATGGCCTCGCTTGGAGATGCGGAGGCGTCGGCGGAGTACCGGTTTGAGATTGCAGAGGCTGGATACTACGATATTGCCGTCCGGCTTTGCTTCCCCTTTTGGGACAAAAATGCGATTGTGGTTTCCCTGGACGGCAATGCGAAGACCTTCAGCGAAAGCCGCCTGTGGTGGCCGTACTGGAGAAGGCTTTGCTGGCTGGCGCTTGCAAAGGGTGTATTTCTGCAAGAGGGAACGCATGCAATTAGCATCAGCGGAGGAGTGCCGGGAGTCCAGTTTTACGGTTTTAGGGTGTGCAGCGGCTTCTCGGAGCATCCCTATGCCGGGGAAGCCAGCTTTATGCTCTCTCCTCGTCGGTTCAAGGATGTAAATGGTGTGATGGTTGAGCCGGATCGAGGTTTTAAACTGACATTTGAAATGTTGCGAAGAAAACCCGACTCGGCGCTTATTTGGTATGAGGATTTTCGGGACAGGAACATCCTGCCTGAAAATTACTGGACTGTGTTGGATGGCGAATGGGATGTTTGGCAGGACCCAGACAGCACAGAAAGCCGCCCATATTCCCAGCTCGAGGGATATGGCAAACTTGCATGGAAATACGACGGGTTTTCCGATATTCATATCCGGGCAAGGCTGGCCTTCCCTCAAAATAGCAGTGGACGGGCTGGGGTGTTCCTTGGAGATCTTTTCTGCTGCTTAAATTATGACACGCAAAGAGTCGAGCTTTATCAAGGTAATTCCTTGCTTGGTAGCTATTCCACCAGTTTCTCAAAAACTGCAGATGCCGATCTTCGTGCTAATCCGAATATGTATACTATAGAGATGCGAAAACGCGGCAATAAGGTAAGAGTATATTCTGGTGCAGCTTCAACCCTGCGTTTCACAGTGAATGTAAACGGTGGCAGCGGTTATGCAGGATACTGTTCGGACAACCGGACGGTATGCGAGCTGCTGCGGCTGGGCGATGCGTGGGTATATGAACCATACGAGTGTTTTGATGTGGAACTTCCGGATGGAACTATAACCGGCTTTGGCAGGCTTGCTCGCACTGGTGTCACGTGGGATGATGAATTTCAGGTGTTTTCAGTAAATGGCGATGTGGAGGAATCGATAACTCGCAATGAGGACATTTCGATGGACTATGATTTTTTCCACTCACAGCTTTTGACGCTTTCCTGCGGTAATGACTATGAAGTAAAGATTATACCGAAAGACATCAATATCTGGATATCCCGTCTCTTCCTCGGAGATGCAGATGGTTTTTCTATTCTGTATTATCAGGATGTAGACAGCCTTGTTTACTGGGCAAATGAAGCGGCTTATCGGTGGAAACTGCGAGGTATAGCCATCTGGTCGCTTGGGCAGGAGGATATGCGGCTGTGGGAGGCGCTTCCGAAGCAAATATAGTTTAGAAGTTTTATTTATTCAGCGCTTTGCTTTAAGGCAGGGCGCTTTTTTATATGCAAAACTCAAGTTGAACGGAGGTTTAAGACAATGAAAACAGTATGGAACTGGGTACAGGCGGTTTTTACTGCTATTGGCGGATTTCTTGGCTGGTTTCTTGGAGGGCTGGATGGATTTTTATATGCACTCATCGCTTTTGTAGCCATTGACTATGTGACCGGAGTGATGTGTGCCGTTGTAGACAGAAAGCTTTCGAGTGAAGTCGGGGCCAAGGGCATCTTTAAGAAAGTGCTTATTTTTGTACTTGTAGGAGTAGGACACATCATCGACAGCCAGGTGCTCGGCAATGGCGGGGCAATTCGGACAGCAGTGATTTTCTTTTACCTAAGTAATGAGGGAGTTTCAATTCTTGAGAATGCAGCACATATAGGACTGCCCATTCCTGAAAAGCTGAAAAACGCATTGGAACAACTGCATGATCGCTCAAATGAGGAGGATGAAAAGAAATGAAGCTTTTTACTAAATACATGACGCGAAACGACTGCTATACAGCAGGTCGTAAAATCACACCTATCGGAATCATGGTGCACTCGACAGCTGTGCCGGGTGTAATGGCGGCTGAGTGGTTTTCCCGTTGGAACAAATCTTACAAAGCCGGTGAAATAAACAGGCAGGTATGTGTTCACGCTTTTGTAGACGATAAAGAGGTTTGGCAATACCTGCCTTGGGATCATCGCGGGTGGCATGCGGGAGGAGCAGCCAACAATACCCATATTGGCTTTGAAATCTGTGAGCCTGCTGGGTTTTCGTATAAATCCGGGTCGGTAATGGTGGGTTATGATGCAGCAAAGCAGGAAGATTATTTCCGTAAAGCGTGGCAGAATGCTGTTGAACTCTGCGTTATGCTCTGCAAGAAGTACGGTCTTAATGAGAATGACATCATCTGCCACTCCGAAGGATATAAGCTCGGTATTGCCAGCAACCATGCTGATGTGATGCACTGGTTTCCCAAGCATGGGGAGAATATGGACACTTTCCGTAAAGCAGTAAAAAAAGCGCTGGAGAACAGTACAGATACCAATACTGATATTGGAATTGGAGATATGGTGGAGTTTAAGGACAGTGTAAAGAATTACTACCCCGGCAGTGTGGAAGTTCCAACGTGGGTTAAAAATGACTATTACCACAGGGTCACGCAGACTTTATACAAAGGCAAGCCGGTCATAAAAGGCGGCAAAGAATGTGTTTTGCTTGGCAAAAAGGTTAAGAAATCCGGCAGTCAAGAGATTGCAGGTATAAACACTTGGGTAGCAAAAGAAAACCTTGTAATTGTAAACAGCCTTCCTGATAACAAGGGCAATAGAACTTATACAGTGCAAAAAGGCGACACCTTATGGAGAATAGCGGAAAAAGAACTCGGCAGAGGAACAAGATACCCGGAGATTAAGAAACTCAATGGACTAACTTTAGATACTATTTACCCCGGACAAGTTTTGAAATTGCCGGAATAATGATAAAGGACAGCCAGTCGAGGCTGTCCTAAGTTTTTATAGGAGCATTCCTGTATTGAAATAAACTGAACTTTGAAAAAGAAGATGCCACACTGTAGAATTTGATATGTGAGTTGCCTGACGAGTAACCACAAATTAAAATCAACAGGAGGCATCTAATATGAAGTATACCCAGAATGAAAGAATAATGCAAATCACAGAAAAGACACTGATCATCGGGATTGATGTAGGAAGTGAGACACATTACGCTAGGGCGTTCAATTTCAGAGGCGTGGAGTACGGGAAGCTATTGATATTCCACAATAATGCAGAAGGATTTGCAATGCTTGAAGACTGGATCAGAAAACTGGCCGAACACCATGGATTCAAAGATGTAACGGTTGGGATGGAACCTACCGGTCACTACTGGTTCAACCTTGGAGAGCATATAAAAGAGAAGGGAATGCGGATAGTGCTGGTGAATCCGCATCACGTAAAGAAGAGCAAAGAACTGGATGATAATAACCCCAGCAAGACGGACCGCAAAGACCCGAAGACCATAGCAATGCTGGTCAAAGACGGCAGATATATGGAGCCGTACATACCAGAGGGGATTTACAAGGAATTGCGTACTTTGATGGATATCCGGTGGCGGATCATGAAAGAGCTTTTTGCGATCAAAAACAGGATCAGCCGATGGATTAGCATATACTACCCTGAGTTCCTCGAGGTGTTCGGGAGTTGGGAAGGGAAGGCAGCAATGCTGATATTGAAAGAGTGCCCGACACCAGCGAAGATCGTTGAAAAGGGCATAGATGGGATTATAGGGATCTGGAAAAAGCACAAGATACGTGCAGTTGGCAGGAAACGAGCGATGATGCTGTTGGAGACGGCGAGATCATCCATAGGATCCAAGGAAGGCATGATCTCTGCGGAGAATGAACTGCAAATGCTGCTTGAGGATTATGAAAGTAAAATGCGGCAGTATGATAAAACAATGGCGTTGATAGAAAGCCTGGCAAATAAGATTCCAGGGTTCGAGAAGATGCTAGGGATTAAAGGGGTAGGACTGGTTACAGCGGCAGGATTCATAGCTGAAATAGGTGACATAAGCCGATTCTCGCATCCGAAGCAGATTCAGAAGTTGGCAGGATTAAGCCTGAAGGAGAACAGCTCCGGGAAGCACAAAGGTGAAACAACCATATGCAAGCGAGGAAGAAAACGGCTGCGGTATTACCTGACATTCGGGATGATGCCACTGCTATCGAAGAATGAGGAGTTTAAAGCTCTGCACGAGTACTACACAAGCCGGAAGGAGAATCCTCTGAAAAGGATGCAATCTCTGGTGGCCTTGAGTAACAAGCTAATAAGGATATTTTATGTGATACTGACAAAGAAGGTAACTTATGACCCGCAAAAGATGATGAGAGATATAAGAAGGCCTGAAGTAAAAGCAGCATAGCCTGCACCGCATATGGGATGATACATTGCCCTCGTAAGCCAGTCAAGGGCAAGACTGCGTTCGGCTTTAGCCGACCCTTGACAGTCTTACTCGGGCAATGAGACAGGTAATCAGGCGGTGCAAGCAGAAAGAATAAAACTAAAGTTTTCACTTTTGATTGTAGATTGAACATTGACAAAACGAGCCGGATAGTCGGGATGAATAATCACCATAAGGGCAAAAGACCCTGTGTAGGAGCTTGACTGACATCCACCTCATGGACAGGCAGGACGAAGGAATTGAGGGCAATGACNNNGCTTATTTTCACGCTNCCCGGAATATTCTGAAGAGAGCACTGGCTCTGGAAGCGGCCTAAATGCTTCCCTACCGTGGGGACCACGGAAAGTTACGCCTGTGGAGCTGGTCCGTTAGGGCCACTGTGAAGCAGGAAGCCCCTTCCGTAAGGAAGGGGTAGTTCACTATAGATTGCGAGAACGCCTCCAATGAGGCGTTTTTAGTTTGCGTTTTTTTAGCGCACCTCGGCTGCGGTTTTTATATAGGGCGGGAACCGTGCTGATGAAGCGAGAATCTCCACCTTCTAAGCGAAGCGTAAGGTGGAGAGGTTCAA